GAAGAATATCACGGCACCTACGATAAATTCATGGTAGATTGCGTGCTGTGCCGTGATATAGGGCGGCAAGGCAGATGGGCTTTTGAGAATTCCAAGACCTTTTTTTCCGCCCTTGACCGATTGAAAAATGGCTTGGAGAAGAATGGCATTGGATTTCGCCGTCAAGGTGTGGTCGAGGGCAAGCAACAATTCTCCTTGAGGAAAATATGAAAACTAAAGATCGCCGTAAGGGTGAGTGGGTTTTGACGGAAAAGCAGGCGGCATTTGCAAGGCATATTTTTGGGGGAAAGTCGTTGCAGGAGGCATATGTTGCTGCCGGCTACGATGTAGGGACTACCTACCAAATTAAGAATCGTGCCAGGGTTTTGAATGGGACTGTGGGGGTTCAACGGGAAATTACCCGATTGCAAGGGGAGATGATTAAGCGTTCCACCTGGGATGCATTCAGGGTCTTCAAGGAGTATACCGATCTTTTCAATACCGCCAAAGGGGATGATGATAGGCAGGTACAACTTTCCTGTCTGGCCATGATCTCCAAATTTATCGGAATGCACGTGGAGCGCAAGGAACTTACCCTAAAACTTGGCGATCCATCTGATGACCCCAAGGTGTTGGACGATCAGATTACACGCCTTGCAAAGCTGGTAGGCCGAGACGATATAGTACCCTTGATCGAACTTGACCCATCACAAGTGGTGGATATTACGGAAAGTGAGGGTAACAATGGAAAAGATTTACCTATCGAACATGGTAAAGAAATTCAAAGCACCGAAGTACAGCGTGTTGAGGATAAGGTGGAATGATTCGCAGGGTTGCTCCGGTTGGAAGCGACAGGATAGTGGCATTCTTGAGCAAATGGCGGTGATGCCAGCCGCAAGCATTGGATTCTTCCTGAAAGATGATGGTCATAGCATCACTATTACCGATTCCGTTGCTGACATTGGCACCCCCAACGAACAATATCGTGGTTTTCTCACCATTCCAAAATCCTGCATCCTGGGAATTGAAGTTTTGAAATGACACTTGCCGAAAATAAAAAGAGTCTTTATACGGAATTATACAAAAAAGCTCTGAAGAAGGCTGCTGACGACTTCCCCACCTACGCCCAAATCATGGCTCCGGTAATTATACCGGAAAACTTCATTTGGGGCCGGCATCTCCAAAAACTCGCGGAAACTTTGCAACTTGTTGAGGAGGGGAAAATTCTTCGCCTTATGATTGAGATGGCTCCTGGCGGGTCAAAACCACTAGATGTGAATACAAGAGTGCAAATGTCGGATGGGTCTAGGAAGAGGCTAAAAGAGATAGTAGCCGGAGATACTGTAATTAGCGGGGCAGGGAATATACAAAAGGTTCTTACAGTTACTTCGCCTGAGTATATGGATACTTTAGAAATAGAAACTTCGCATGGTAGACGTATTACCACAGCCTTAGAGCATCCCTTTTTGACACCTTGGGGTTGGCAATATGCCAAGGATTTGAAGGTTGGTGATTGTTTGGGGGTTTTGTCAAAATTTAGGACTAAACCTAGATACATTATTCCAGAATATGAAGCTAAATTAGCTGGGTATTTTGTCGGTGATGGGAACTGTACTTGGAGTGGCGATGGAAGTACCTGTGCTGCAAATATTACGATGTTTGATGATAAAAGTGCTTCTGAAATTGTGCGTTGCGGCGAAGCTATGAATTTTACCGTGCGCTCTATGTTGGACAAAGGAAAGGGGAGATACACTTTTAGTAATGGTGTTCGTGATTGGCTTAGAAAAACAAGGCTTGCTGGAAAGCACGCATGGGATAAGGAAATCCCTGAATTTATTATGACGGCGCAAGATATGGCTTTGCAAGAATTTATTGCTGCTTATTTTGAGTGTGACGGATGTGTGTCAAAAAAAGATAAACATAGAAAAAGTTTTACTATTAGCTTTACTACTGCTAGCAGAATACTAGCAGATGATACCCAGGCTGCTCTAGCCCGTCTTGGTATACATCTTGGCATAAAATCCAAATGGTGTTCTTGGATTTACAGGGAAGTCAAGAAGTCTAAAGAATATTATATGTTATCTTCAAAAGCGTGGGATAACACTGCTAAGTTTATGGAGCGTATCCCCATAAAAGGACATAAGTGGGATAGGATGGTGCTACAAGCGCCATCAAGAGATAGATTTGACGATCCTATTGTAGCGGACAAAATAGTGTCTATACTATCAGGAAGCAGAAGCTTATGCCGTTGTATTACAGTAGATCAAGATAATAGTTTTTTGGCAGAGGGATTAATTGTACATAATTCCTCTTTAGTCACGTTGTTTGAAAGCTGGTGCCTTGGTCGTCACAATGCGTGGAAGATACTTGGTATCTCTCACTCTGGGCAGTTAGCTATGAAGTTCTCCCGCTTCGTCAAAGACATTGTTTCTGCCCCTGACTTTGCCAAGATATTTCCAAAGTTCCCTGGCTTGAGGGCAGATGTGCAGGCGGCAGGTTATTGGTATTTGGATAAGACAGGAGGAATGTTTGTCAGTGCTGGCGTTGGGGCAGGTATTGCGGGTGAACGTGCTAATCTTGCAGTGCTTGATGACCCGTTGAGTGAGCAGACGGCAGAATCCGAACTGGAACGGAAAAAGGTTGTGGGTTGGTATGGCCCTGGGCTGAAAACACGAATGTTACCCGATGCTAGAATTGTCATAGTCAACACGAGATGGCGGCTTGATGATCTCTCTGGCTATCTGCTTGATCTTGAAAAAAACAACCCTGAAGCAGACAAGTGGACACGGATTTCTATTCCAGCTATTTTAGATGCTCCATCGGCAAAATTTCTAAGTTTGCCGGAAGGTGGAAGTTATTGGCCTGAGTATTGGCCTTTGGACAAACTCCTTCCTAAAAAGAATGCAGGTGATCTTTCTCCAGCAAAATGGGCTGCTCTCTATATGCAGTCGCCTGTGCCGGAAGAGGGGTCCATTATCAAGAATGATTGGATCAAATGGTGGAAGGAGGATAAGCCCCCTCGTTGCGACTATGTTATACAAACCCTTGATACTGCCTTTAGCGTGAAAACCACCGCAGACTACTCAGTGATTGCCACCTGGGGGATTTTCCATGAGGTGGAAGCAAACGATAAAGGCAAGGAAATCAAGCGCAATAAGTTGATTCTTCTCAATTGTCAAAGGGGTAGATGGGATTATACTGACCTTCGCCAGAAGGCACAATTTTATGGCGGTAAGGAGTTTGGTGGTCCTAACAAACCCGACTTAATGCTGATTGAGAAACGGGCATCGGGACAATCGCTTTTGCAAGACCTTGCACGAGCGGGACTTCCTGTGCGTGAGTATAACCCGGAAAAGGATAAGATTACTAGGGCGCACATTGCTTCACCTCTGTTTGAAAGGGGGCTTGTGTGGTTTCCCGACAAACACTGGGCAAAGGAATTAGTCCAAGAACTCTTGGAGTTCCCCTATGGCAAAAATGACGACTTTACGGACGCCACAACAATGGCTTGCCATTTCCTGAAAAACTCTTGGTATTTAGAGCACCCACTAGACCCAATTTTTGAGGCCAAACAAAAAACCAAACGATCCACCTATTGGAGTCAGATTCAAGGTGGCTAACCTCTTGTAGAAATGCTATTCTATATGGATGGCCGTTTATAGCGATCCTAATAGCCAGGCTCCGCAAGGAATTTCGTATGCTCCTCCCGCCATGCAGGAGGGGGTTGAGGCGTTGCCGGATGGCACCTTTTCCGTGGATATGGGAGAGGGCGAAAATGAACTCCCAGCTACCCCGATTCTACACAACGCCAATTTAGCGGATGTAATAGAAGACAACACTCTGGTCAAAATCGGCAATAAAGTTCTGGAAGATTACGAGATAGACAAGCAAAGTTGTGCAGATTGGTGGGGCACAATTGAAAAAGGCATCCGTCTTCTTGGCTTGAAATTAAACGAGACAACCCAACCATTTGAGGGGGCTTGCACTGCTGTTCATCCTCTGATGATCGAGAATGCAGTCAAGTATCAATCGAAAATTATTCAAGAAATTTATCCTGCTTCTGGTCCTGTCAAAACCAAGATTCTCGGCACCGAGAATGATGTGAAGGTTGCCAAGGCCAACCGTATCCGTGAGTTTATGAATTACCAACTTTCGGAGCAGATGCCGGAGTACTATGATGACACCGAGGGGCTTTTGTTCTACCGTGCCCTCGTGGGCCATGCCATAAGAAAAATCTGGTATGACCCCGTGGAAGCGCGCCCTTGTGCTGATTTCCTGCCAATGGATCGCTTCGTGATTTCCTATGATGCTCCCGATCTTCGTCGTGCCTCGCGCTATAGCGAGGTGATTTTCATGTCGAAAAACGACTATCGCAAGGCCGTGCAGGCAGGTCGTTTTCGTGAAATTCCCTTGGGGGAGCCAGTGCAGGAACCGAAGTCTGATGTTGCGCGAAAAATTGACGAAGTTATGGGAATGTCGCCTGGGTCTAATTCCGTTGGCTATACCTTTGTAGAACAAACGGTGGATTTGCCAATTGACGACAACGCACAATATGATGAGGATGCCATTGCCTACTCACATCGCGTGACCGTTGATATAGTCACTCAAAAAGTCGTGGCAATTTACCGGAACTGGGAACAAACCGACCCTCTTAAACGTAAAATCTTGTGGTATTCCGATGGCCGTTACGTCAAGGGCTTTGGCTATCATGGATTGGGCCTCCTACACTTTCTCGGAAACATCACAATGGCTGCCACTGCCGCCATGCGTGCTCTCGTAGATGCTGGCCAATTCTCTAATCTTCCCGCCGGTTTCAAATCCCGTGGAATTAGATATGAGGGTGGCAACACCCCACTAGCTCCTGGTGAGTGGCGTGATGTTGAGGCAACTGGCATGGACCTCTCGAAGTCGCTGGTGCCTCTGCCCTATAAGGGGGCCGACGCCACCTTGCTTCAAATGTTGCAGTATCTTGTGGATGCCGGTCAGAAGTTTGCTGATTCCACGGAGCAAGTGGTGGCAGACTCTACTAACTATGGTCCTGTTGGCACGACTCTTGCATTGCTTGATGCCTCAACGAAGTTCTTTTCCGCCCTCCATAAGAGGGCGCATAAGGCCATGCGGGATGAACTTCGTATTCTGAAGAAGATCAACGGGTGGTATTCCCCAAAAGAATATCCATATGATGTAGAAGGAGCACAGCGTGTCGTCTATCAGTCAGACTTTGATGGTTCTGTTGACGTACTACCAGTCAGTGATCCGAATATCCCGTCTCAGTCGCACCGTCTTGCCCTCGCTCAGTTACAGTTGCAACTCGCCACCCAGGCCCCCGATCTCCATGATCGCCGAGAAGCATTTAGACGTATTTACGTAGCCGCTGGCATTCAAGAGGTTGACAAGATTTTGCCCCAGCCACAGCAGGCACAGCAAAGTGACCCGCTTACAGACGTGCAAAATGTCATTCGTGGCTTACCTATCAAGGCATTTCCAGGTCAGGATCACGACGCTCACATTGCCGTGAAAACCGCCTGGTTACAAGACCCGCTCAATGGAGCTAACCAGGTAATGCAGCAGGCAGCCCCCCTTGTAATGTCCAATGTGCGTGACCACATGGTAGCTAAGTGGGTGGAACAAATAGGTGGGATGTTGCAGCAACAGGGTATAACCGGCCAGAATGCAGAGCAGATGATGCAGCAAGGCATCATGGAAAAGGCTATGAGTGAAGCTGCATCGCAGGTACTTGAGGCAAACAAGAACTCCATGGGCGATATGGATGTGGAAAAGGCCATGCTGATGCTGAATATGGCCGAATTGGAGCTTCGGAAGCGTACTCAGGGTCATAAGGAGCGCAGCGATGCGGCCCAATCTGCCATCCGACTCGCAGAGTTGGAGCAAAAAGGCCAGTCAGAAAAGGTAAAAGCTATTCAGGCAGGAGTAAAGACAGGACTTGATGCAAAAAATGCGGAGAAAGACCGTGGTGTGAAGCTCGCCGAGACCGCCACCAAGCTCCTCGTCGCCAAAGTGCAAGCAAGCCGCCCCAAAACCTCCTCTTGACATTTGCTCAACACATACCATGTATGATATTAGGGGCTATAAGCACCCCTTGATGTGAACGACGAAGTTATGAGGAAGTGAACATGCCGTGGAAGCCGTCTGACGCTGCCGGAAAGACGAAAAAGGCAGATACTAGTAAGGAAAAGGATGTGTGGAGTCGTGTTGCCAATGAAAACCTGAAGAAGAATGGCAACGAAGGCCGTGCAATTAGGGCCGCAAATGCGGCTATACGCAAAATGAATCGGAAGGATGATTGAAATGTTGGATGCTATGAGAGTTGTCCGGCTAAAGAATGGCAAGTTTGCCATCCAGCGGGGCTACGAGGATTGTGAGGATAGGTCTATGGATTGGGACTTTGAATATAGTGAAACCCATAACAGCCGAGTTATGTTTGATACCGAAGCTGAAGCTAACCAGCATGTTCAGAAGTGGATTGACGATAATCGTATCGTCGAAGTTTGCATGGAGGTATATTTAGATGGCTCACGGTAAGGCAAAGAATGTCAAGAAGCCCACGAAGTCTGGTGGTAAGACTAAGAGTTTTGAGACTGTTAAGCCGGAGAACTGGTCCCGCCAGGAGAGAAAGAAACTCATGGGA